TCCTTTTTATTATAAGTTTTCATATCGTGGTTACATGAGTACAATATCCTTTCAAGCCAAACTCTTCATTAACTACCTTTTTAAGAAATTCCTGTGGGTGCATATTTTGATCTGTTCCTTTTCGTGTAGCTAAAATTTGTTTAGCTAATTCTTTTGGCATTTCATACTCAATTTCGCCATAAGAAGGTTTTGACCACACTGTTCCGCTTTTATTTTCAATATTTGTTATTTTAAACATATTTAATCTCCTTCATTATCAAAAGCGCTCGGCTCTGTTGTCATAATTTTTAAATTATCAATCTATATTATTTCATAATTATATGTAGTAGCAAACATAGGTTTTATTCTACATGTGCCTAAGTTTGCTTTACACCATAAGTAAATATCTTTATATCTTCCACGTCTATTTTTATAAATAGATAATTTTAAATTTGGTTTATCAAAAGTATTATTTGTTAATATTTGTTGTAAATTGTCAATATCTTCTTTAGTAACAGTTAATAAAATACTACCCCAGTCAATTTTATCAGCAATAGCTTTTGATCCTCGTAATAAATTTTGATCTGGTGAATCACTATCTACATATGCGCCATTTAATTGTGTTGCAGACATAATAAAAATACCATATTTATTACAGATATCTTTTAGTCTAGCTGATAACATAAATAAAATATTATCTTCTCTTAAACGTATTCCACCTGCTCGTCTATTAATTTCTTCAAGAATTTTAAGACTAGTATGAATATAATCATGAAATACATATTTTATATCATGATCTCGAATATTTTTCTTTATCTTATCTTCAACATCCTATAAGGAAAAATCTGGAAGAATTTCAACATAAATTGGACTATTTGAAATGATTTGCCCTGCTTCTAAAACTCGTTCTTCTTCATCTCCGTCGTAGGTATGATTTATAATATGTTCTTCATCTACATTAGAAATAAAGGCTAACATCATAGTTTGAACTTCTTCTAAATCTTGTTCTGTAGCAATAAATAAAGTTGGCTCAGCAACTCCATTTTTTATCCATCCAAAAATATCATCATATATGCGATTACACCCAATATAACATGCATCAGCAATCATACTACGAGTTTTACCTGTACCAGTAGCAGCACTTCTTAAATAAAATTTACGAAGTCTAGCTCCTCTAGTTATAGTATTAATTAATGGTCCATAAAGCGGTACACCAACATCTGGACTTTCTTTTAATCTTGTTAATAAATCAAAAATTCCTTCACCAGCTTGAAATGCTTCACCCCAAGAACCGTTTACGTATGTAGCTTTAATGCTATCAATTTTATCTTGAATTTTTTGTGCGATCTATTCTAATGATGAATTATCTAATAAATCTTCTTGCTATTGACGTTTTTTAGTATCAATAATATTATCTGGATCATAAATATCGCTAACATCAAATCCAACATTATCAAAAGCTCGTAATAAAGTCATTTTTTTCATACGATTATAATAATAATCAAATGACGCTGTCTAAGCATTTTCTTCTGCTTTAATAAGCCATTCTTCACCTTTTTGTTTAATAAAAATAGCTTCACTTTTTGGCCTTGATGCTAAATAATCTAAAATATTGCTTATTGTAATTTTTTCTGATCCTAACTAATATAATTTATAAATTGTCCCAAAAATTATTTTATGAAACTAATCTGGAAAATCTTCATCTGTAATAGAATATTTATCTGAATAATCTAATAACTATGGTGTTTTATAAACACAACCAATTACCTAAACTATACTAGGTGTATCTGTATATTTACTTGGCATCGGCATCTTCCTCGTCTAAAAATGTAAATAATTTTCGTTTATACTCTTGTTTTTGTGGAGATTTAATTACAACTACTATATCTTTTGGAATATAATCATTAAGATTTTTACTCTTATTAGCTTCTGCTGCTAACCATAAATTATAATAATAATTATAAGCTTGATTATAAACATAAGGAATAATTCCTGGAGTTGGCTCTTTTGTAGGATCAATTACATTTCCTTTTATTTTATGAAAATATTCCAATGCTTTAGTCATTCCAGAATAAGTAAAATTATAATCTTTTGCTATCTTATCAGCTCTCTATAAATATCCTGGCCAACTTTTATCATTTTTCATTTTATATAATTGAATTATATAAACTTTAAATTTTTCTCTATCATCAGCAGGATGTTCTTTTGCACATTTAATATGAGCATATCGTCCAAACATATTTGGTAATTCCATAACATCTGTATCAGTAGGTCTAATAGCCTAAGAACACCAAAAACAATTTTTAAACTATTTTGGATCATATATTTCATAATGATTTTTCTCTTTGCCTGAATTTACTGCATTTAAATAACACTATGAATGTCCATATCGAAAAGCTTTCTAACCATATGGTATTTGTACATATAATTCTTTTTCTCTATCAAATTTTTTATTACAATATTTACAAGTTACTGTCGCCATTGGCATTCCTCTTTATATTTTTCTTTTAATATATTATAACATATTTTTTTAAAAAAATCAACCCTTTGGCAAGAAATGCCAAAGGGTTCTTATTATTAAGTAATTCTTTTTAGCAAGATTTCATAATGACATGTTGGACAATCTACCCAATATGATAATTCTATTTTTTTATTTACTTTATTTCGTTCTATCATTTGATAAATCATACTGGGATCATAATTAATTTCTTCATTTTCCCAATAATGACACCTTGGGCATCTTAATTTTCCATATCCAGCTGGAATTATTTCACCAGGTAAAAGAATTTTAGTAGGATAGATAACATTCATTAGTTTTTATCTACTAGGTCCTCTTGAATTTCAGTAACAATAAGATATACAAGTTCAGCTTGATCGCGAGTTACACCAGCAATTTTTTTGCCTTTCCCAAGATATTTCTCAATAATTTGAGTAATACGAGGTGCATAATAAGCTTGATTTTTATTCATTAATGCTCCAACAGTAGTTTCAAACTTAGCCATAAGATCATCAAAATCATATTCTTTAACTTCTGGAGTAGTTTCTCTTTCAGTAGTGATATATTGATCACCATGCTCTTTTGCTTCTGCTTCAATTGCATCTGTAAGTGCTTTAGTTAAAGCATCATAATTAAGAGCAACTTCTGGAGCAATATATCTAAAACGACATCCACAAGAAATACCAGAACCAGCTGGCGAACGCAAAGTAAGAACTCGTTTTTCTTCCCCATTAATATCAACATAAGAACGAGCATAAGCATAAAGGTCGGTCATATTTTCAATAATTTGAAGTGCTGATGATTGAGTTGTAGGCTTTGTAAAACCATATTCCTTACCATTTTGGTCTTTATCTACACCAGTTTTAGAATGACTAATAAAAACAACAGCATAGCCCATCATAGTAAGTCCACGGAATACATCTTCAAATTCTTTCTTATATTTAGACCAGCTATTAGTTCCCCAGCCACCGTCGCCCATATTATCAATACCAAGCTAATTACAAATATATTTTTGACAAAGATCAGCAGCGATATCAACAGTATCAACAACAATAGTTTTAAACCTTTCTTGAACTTCTGGTTTTTTTAATTCTCTATATACTTGTTTCATTTCACCCCAAGTAGTAACATCCTAAGCCATTACTCCTGGCAAAGCTGAATAACCTTTTTCAAAAGCAAGGAGTAACGCACCAGGCATTTGAGCCGCTAAGGTAGTTTTACCTACCTTTGGAGGCCCATAAATAAATGTAATATAACCAGAAAGATCTTTACTAACTTTATGTGGCTAAATTCCTAAAAGATTAATTGCCATAAGACTTTCCTCCTATTAATTAGAAGTTAAATCCTGAAGCCCCACCAGCTGGAGCTTGTGTCTGAGTTTGAGCCTTAGAAGCATTATAATCATCTTGACGCTTTTTAATATCAGCGAGAGCTAATTCACGATCAGCAAGACATTGCTCAAATTCTTTCTTAGTAATGGTTCCTTCATCATCCCAAACATAAGGATCAACAGAAGCTCCAGTAATTACAAAATCACGATTTGCACGAGGAGTTTCAGTAACTTTCTGCCCACCAAATGCAGATTCCTCTACCGTTTTCACCATAGTAATTTGAGATACCTGACGACCCCAAACCTTAGTAAATACAGGATCCTTTTGAGAAGCATCAAGTCCTTCAAAATAATCCATAGCTCCATTGGTTAATGCAGTAAATTCAACAGGAAGAAGTGCCTTGCGGAAATCAAAGACAAATCCCTTAACAATGACACGCTCAGGATTATTGCGCTCTTCATCAGCTTCAATTCTTTTTGCTCCAGTGATAATCATATCACATTCAAAAGTATTACGAGTTGTTTCATCAGCAGCAAGAGTCTACACTACATGGACAAAGCCGCCTTCATTACGTTTAACACTTACAAGCTCTTCAGTCCCATTCCTATTAGAGAAAAATTCATTCAAACCAATGGCTGAATCAATACGAAGCTTTGTAGCTTTATCTACGCCATGTTCAGTAACATTTCCATAAGTGCCATTAATAATATTCTGTAAAGTATTAAAAGTAGCATTATCAGAACCACTCTTAGTTTTTGCAGTTACATAAGTAAAATGAATAGTTACAATATTAACCATTGCATCATCAGTGGCAATATCAATAGTTCCATTAATAAATTGTGTTCCAGGATTTTTTGAATTTTCACCACTAGTTTTTAAAGTAAGTGCATGCTAATATAAAAGACCCTCGATATGAGTTGTATTTTTCATAGTATTTTTAATTTTTATTCATTTTATCCTTCAATAATTACATAATTTTTACCTTTTTCTGTTAAAGCATAAATAACAGGGTCTTGGCCTAATTTTTCACAAAAACCATCATTTGCAAGTTTTCTCATAACTCCAGAAGCTCCACGAGATGAAATTCCAATCTGTTCAGCTAAATCTTTAGCTTTCCAAATTTTAATATCTTGATGTTCTTGAAGATATTTTAAAACAATCTTACCATTATCAGTAAGTTCACTTTTTTCTTCTTTAATATCTTTTAAGATATTAAGATATGCTTGAATATTCTCTGTCATAAGAGAACTTGTAAGGTCAGGATTCGCTTTCATTAAAGTTTCAATAAAATTTAGAAATTCTTGTTTCATAAAATCTCTCTTTCAAATTACTTATTTTCTATAATAATTATACAATATTTTTTTATAAAAATCAATTATTTTATTCTTTACTCAAGGTATATGCAATTAAAGAATTTCCAAAAGCTGATTA